CTTTTGCATCTGGTGTAAAACAACCCGGTCCCACACCCACTTTTATAGAGTCAGCTCCCCATTTATCTAAGTCAACAGTTGCTTCAATACTTGATACATTACCAGCAATAATAAAAATATCATCACCGAAGTTTTCTTTAATAAATTTAATCATTCTTTTCATTTTTTTAGAATGACCATGTGCGATATCTATTGTAACATAATCAGGTATTATATTTTCATTCTTTAATTCAGTTAAAAGATTATAACTATCTTCATTTACACCTATCGAAATAGATGATACTAAATTTAATTCTTTCATTTTTTTAATAAATGATTTAGAATCAAAATTAAATCTATGCATAACATAAAAATAACCTTCTTCTGCTAATTTAATTGCTAATTCTTCATTTATAACAGATTCCATATTAGCTGGCATAACAGGATTTTTAAATGTATATTTACCAAATTTTATACTTGTATCACATTCTGATCTACTATCTACAATACTATAACGAGGAACTAAATTAATATCATCAAAGTCAAATTTTAAATTCATATTCATATTCATATATTTTTATTTAATATATAAATTTTAAATTTAAAAGTTTAAAAATAAAAAAATGACTAACAATTTGATTAGTCATTTTTTAAATAAAAATAATTTAAATTACTTTTTTGAACGCCATTTTTCACTATAATGTTGATCGTAAATTTTACCTATTAATTTATAATTAATGTATGATATATAACCTAAAAATTCATCATCTACTATCATTATATAATAACTATCATAATCTCCACTAGAATTTTCCCATGTTTTTGTTGGACGAACATCAATTAATCTACCATCATTTAATATTAATTGATATGTTTGTCCAATTTGATAATAATTTTTTGTCGGTAATTCTCTAACATCTTTTATTTCACCATTTTCAATATCATCCATAATTTCTTTAAATTCAGTAGTATTCTCTAATACTTTAATTTTTTGATCAATTAATTTTTTAGTTATGTCATCTGGCCAAAAATCTGCAAATGGTATTGGTGAAGTATCATTTGGATCTATTTGAGATAATCTAGATTGGCGATCTTCTTCTGATTTTAATCGTCTTTTTTGGTATTCTTCTTCTCTTTTTCTTTTTTTACCAAATCCAAACCATTCATTTACTTGTGGGTTTGTATAATCATTAAAATTTTTAATGTTTTTCATAATTATTTGTTTTTTTTGATTTTTATCATATTTTAAATTTATATATTAAATAAAAAAATCACTTTTCTAAAAATTTTAGTATAAACTTAAAAAGTTTTTAACAAAAAAAGGATACTGTTTAGTATCCTTTTATATTACATATTTAAAATTTAAGAAATTAAATATTTGTTATTAATGTACCATTTGAATCATACTCAACTAAAGTTTCAGTAATAGTATAATCTAAATTAATAACACCTTTTATATCTTGACCTGATGGATTTTTACCGTAAAATACTACAGTTCCATCGTCATTTGTCGTCATTGTTTTTATTGTATAACCAGATGCAATAGATGTAGCAGATATAGACGACTTAGAATTTGTATTTATTAAATATATATTATCTGGTCTATAAATAATGAATCCATCAAAGAATTTATTCATTTTAGTTTGTAATTCAACAGGAGCATATACATAATCATTAACACTATCATCAATATCTAAATATGTGTTTGTATATGTTAAATCATCTTTTGATATTGATAACAATATTTTACTAGATTTATTGAAAAAATAAATATTATTATTATGTGTATATTCATATATCAATTCTCTATCTAATGACATTGGATCACTCATATCATTATAAATAGATTTATCATATTGAATAAATATAGAATCGTTAACTGAATCGTGTATAAATTTATAATAATCATATTCACTATTACAATTATCTTCAATTATAATATATAAATTATCATTTAAAACAAAAATAAAATGAATAGGTAATAAAGTACCTACAGTATCATTCCATATAATAGTTTGATCTAATTTTGAATATGTACCATTTTTTGTAATATAGTTATATTGATTTATATCACTTTTATAAATAATATGATCATCAAACATATGAAAATCCATAAAATTATCATCATATATATAACTGTCATATACAATACTAATATTAGGTACGTCACTATTTAAATCAACCTCTATAATTTTATTATAATTATTTAAGAAATAAAATTTTGTACTATCGGTATTCTTATAAAATGGATCATTAAATGATTTTGTAATCTTATCATTATATAAATTAATATTATGACCAACATCATAAAATTTACCATCATTTAAATCATATAGTATATTACTATAATCTATAACTGTATAACTAGTATCTATAACAAAATCAACAGTATCATAATAAACTAACCACATATCATCATTAACAAATGTTGTATCTACAACGTTAATATAATTTGTAGTCGAATCAATATGTGCACTATCATATACAGTTATATACTCATGTGTTAATACTTCATAACTAACATCAATATAATTACCATAAAATAATAAATAATTTTTATTAATTGGGAAAAAATCATCAATACCTGTAATTTTAATAGATCCTTCATCTGATAATCTAAGTGTATCAATATTACCATTAATATCTTCAATTAATACATAATTATCAGTTGTTTCACTTGATTTTGTAGTAGATTTAAATGGTATACTATGTACAATATTAGAATTATACATTGATTTAAGTGAACTAATATCACTAGTATATCTACCAATAACTAAACCACTTTGATAATTTGGTTTATCTGGATTAGTTGGAACAATATCAAAAATATCATCTTTTTCACATGATATAAATATTACTGATATTAGTAATGTTAAAAATAAATAAAATAATTTTTTCATATTCATATAGTTTTAATTTTTAGGATTTATAAAATTAATTGCACAAAAATAATAATTAATTTTTAATTATACAAATATTTTCAAATAAATTATTTAAAATATAATTAATATCATCTGTATATTTAATTCTTATTAATTTAATATTATTTTTTTCACAATATACATTTTTTATTTTATCTTTAATCTTTTGATTTTCTAATGATTTTTTACCACCAAATATAGATATTGGCTTAAAATGTTGAATACCATCATATTCAATACAAATATTATAATCTGGTAAATAGAAGTCAAATGGGATTGGTTTAGTATTTTTACAGTTTTTAAATCTTTTTTGATAATCATATTTTATATTAATGCCATCTAATAATTTTTTAATTAATTTTTCGCCTTTTGATGTTTTACAAATAGGACAACCACTCCCGTTTAAATGATGTAAAGGTTGCTGTTCAAATATACCATGAAAAGGACATATAATTTTTATATGACCAGTCAAAGAAAACACAGAAGTCTTTACCCTTTAGGGTTCAGTAGCTTCTGTGATGAATTTGACAAAAAATAATCCTAACCTTGTGTAAGGATATATTGTTTAATGGTGTTTGGATTTGCTTCACCAATTGAACAAACAAAATAACCATCTGACCAAAAAGTTTTTTCAACCCAAAATTGAGTGTGTAAATAATTTCTATGTTGGGAACGACATATGTGGTAAGTAGATTCTTGTTTTAACTTTCTAACAATTGAAGTGATAGACAAACGAGGAATATAACGAATTAAAAAATGGATATGGTCTATATCACTTTCAAATACTTCTATTTCAAAATCTGATTTTGAAGTGATATTTAGTAATAATTGTTTCATATCATCTTTTAACTGACCAACAAGTAATTTCTTTCTGTATTTACACACAAAGATTAAATGACATTCTAAGTAATGTTTTGAACGATTTGTTGAACGATAATGAGATTTTTTAGACATAACTTTTTAATTTTTTTGTGAATACTTTTCACAAACCATAAAGTATTTACATAAAAAATTAAAAAATGTAAAAAATGACTTTTAAAGTTTAATATATACATTATATGAAAACAATATTTAAGTCATTTAAGTTTAGAATATATCCAAATAAAGAACAAGAAATCTTGTTGGCTAAACATTTTGGTGCTTGTAGATTTGTTTTCAATCATTATCTAAACAAAAGAAAAGAAAGTTATCTTGAAGATAAGAAATCGCTTAATTACTATGATAACGCTAATGATTTAACTCAATTTAAAAAAGATGAAAACTATAATTGGTTAAAAGAAATTAATAGTCAATCATTACAATCATCTTTAAGAAATCTTGATAGTTCATATATGAGATTTTTTAGAAAACAAAGTAAGTTTCCAAGATTTAAGTCAAAATATGATAGACAATCTTTTAAGATACCACAATCAGTATCAGTTGAAAAAAATCAATTATTAATACCAAAGTTCAAAGGTGGTATTAGAATTAATTTACATAGAGAAATAGAAGGAAATATTCAATTTGCTACTATTTCCAAATCAACAACTGGAAATTATTATGTTTCTTTAACTTGTGAAGTTCAACACCAACCTTATGAAAAAACCAATTCAATGGTGGGTATTGATACAGGTACTAAAGATTTAGCTATATTAAGTGATGGAACTACATATGAAAATATTAAAACATTAAAAAATAATTTAAAGAAATTAAAATATAATCAAAGGCAACTATCAAAGAAAGTTAAAGGTAGTTCATCAAGAAATAAACAAAGAAAAAACCTTGCTGTGATACATGAAAAAATAACTAATGTTAGAAAAGATTATTTACATAAAGTTTCAACTGAAATTGTCAAAAACCACGACATCATATCAGTTGAAGATTTAGCCGTAAAGAATATCATGAAAAATCATAAGTTAGCACAAGCAATGTCTGATGTTAGTTTAGGTTCATTCTATTCTATGTTGGAATATAAGTGTGAGTGGAATGATAAACAATTTGTTAAAATTGATAGATTTTTCCCATCATCTAAAATGTGTTCTAATTGTGGTTGGATAAATCAAGATTTAACTCTAAAAGATAGAGAATGGACTTGTCCATCATGTGGTGAAAAACATGATAGAGATTTTAATGCAAGTAAAAACATTTTAAAACAAGGTTTAAAAATAATATTGTCTGGTTCAGGGATTGAGTCGGACATTAAACAAAAACAGGTGGAGGCGTTGTCGTTAGATGAGTCTATGAAACCTGAAACACATTAGTCTTTAGCTAATGTGTAGTTCATTTGATCTTATTATAAATTCAATGGTATTTAATCTTTTTGTACTCATATCATTATATATAATATTTAAATTGTCAAAAAACGACTTTTTTTTATTAATATATAAATATAGATTTTATGAATCTAAAAAATAAAAAACGTGCAACATATAAAGATGTTGTAAGTTTTTAAAAAACAATTAATTATAAAAATGAAAAATTGGAAATTTGATTTGTTTAATTTCAAACAAGGATTAACACTTGATCAACTTGAAATTTCATCAATTGTTGAAAAACATTTACACAGATTTGATACAATGTCTGAAAAACAACTAACTGAATCATTAAAAAATAGTTTAAAAGATTATAGTTATGATACAGATGTTAAGAAATTACTTGAAAGTTTTGATGAAGAGTTAGAAAGTATGCCACTACTATACGAATTAAAAGATTTGTATAAAAAAGTAGAGGGTAAGAATTATGGAATGTTATATAGAGAACCATTAAATAAAATCTTAGATATTATATCTAAAGATGATGATTCAACTAGAATGGAACATATTTTGAATGAACTAGCTCTTTATGACTGGGTACCTGAGATTAAAATATTTATGAATAAACTGACTACTGATCCAGTAGAAAGAAAAAATATGAATTCTAATGGTGGTAAACAAAGTAAAATATTTACTGTGGTTGACGAGATTGAAGAAGGTCATGTTGCATTTATAGGTGACAGGTGGTTTATGTTAACAGAAAAAGAAATTAAACAGTGTGTTTTAAGAGATGTTGTTAAGGATGAAAATAAATTAAAAGTATTAGAAAATTTAGAAAAAGCTATGAGACTTTCTAATTTTGAAAAAGAGACTATTAATTTTAGAATTGATGAGAATTTATCAATTGGTTTAAGTATGAATAAAAAATTATATTTAAATGGTGAAGAAGCTGACAAAGAATCTACACTAGAAGATTTATTTAATTCACCAATAGTACCATTCTTAAAAAAGAATTATTATCATGTAATTGAGTCTGTTTCTAAAAATATTGATAAAATTGTTGATTTAGATGTTGCTTGTAAAATAACTAATTTAACAAAACCTATGACTGAAACATTTGCATTTAATTATAAAGATAAAATGTATGTTTATAATGTTGATAAAAGAACTGGATCATTTTTATTTGAATATGATTCTGCTAATCAACTTATTCAAGATGTACAGAGAGAAATGGGATATGATCTAACTGACTTCTTTGAAAATAAACTTTCAAAAGAATTAAGACATTTCAAAAAACTTGAAGATAGAGAAAAACAAATTGAAATGAAGATTAAAGAAGTTAATGAATCTATTGACGAACTTAAAGAAAATGAAGATATTCTTAAAGAATCTACAGAATTAAAAGCAGCATTTAATAATCTTTTAATTTACAAACATAATTTAACAAAAGATTTAAATCAAATTAAAGATCAAAAAGCACAAGAAAGAAAGAAACTTTAATAATTTAAAGTTAATTATTTAAAGGGAGTTGTTTAACTCCCTTTTTTAATTTTTTTAATTTTTAATTTTCTTAAAGCCAGTTCAACCTTTTCAATTCCTATTTTTTCAATTAAATATTCAACTGAATTATTTTTAATTGCTACATCAACAGGATCTTCTTCTTTTTCAATTGTCCACATTGAATATGCATCATTTTTCCTTTTGATGAAATCACTATAAAATATTTTATCTTTTTTATACATTTTTAATTATTTTATTAAGTTTAATTTTTCTTAATTCTAATTCAATTTTCTCTATACCAATTATTTCGATGATATCTTTAATGGAATAGTCATTTAATATAACTTTTATATTATATTGTTCATCGACATAAATTTTATATGCATTATCTCCGTCTTCCATATTATAATTATTTAATTTATTTTTTCAATAAAAACTTCAAGATGATCTTTATTATATTTAATTCCAAAAGATGGTTTAAATGGATTTTGTCTACCTTTAAAATTTAATATATTAAACTCTTTATCTGTTTTGTGTTTATCTTTTAATAGTTTTTTATATTCTATTTTTAATGCAAATTCAAATTCATCCATTGTTGTTTTAACCCAACTACCACTTGATTCAATTATTTGCTCTGGTTTTAAATTTTCACCTAAATGATGCCATATTTCACCATCATATTCAAATACTTTAGGTTTTTTAAGAACGCAAGCATAACCTTTATAACATTCTATATCTTTACTTTTTATTTTTTGTTTTTTTAAAAGTTTAATATAAATTGGATTTATTTTAGAAATAAATTCTATACTATCCGATTTTTTTACTTCTACTGTATAAAAAATATCATCATATTTTATTCTATTACCATCATCATCTTTTAACCAATAACTCTTATTTGATATATGACCTGGTTCATATGTTGATCCAATTAAAAATTTATCAATATGACCACGAAGAAATGCATAACAACCTCTTTTTTTAGGAGGGTTATGAAAAGACTTGTCACCTGTTTTATATTGATCCTGATAAACTGATGATAAACCACCAAATCTTACAAATTTCATTTTGTTAAATTTTTAAGTTTTAATATTTTTTCCTTTCTATTTCTTAATTTTTTAAAATGTAAATAATTATCGTAATCATTTATTTCAATTGAATATATAAATGGAAATAATTTTTTATCTCTGATAAATGATTTATCATCAATTGTAATATTATCATCCATATTAATAATATTATATAAGTAGTTAAAATCTATTAAAATATCATCATCTTTATATAAATATTTAACATTAATATTTAATATATCTACTACATTAATATTATGAAAAATTGGTATGTCATAACTGTAAAATCTATAGTTACCATTATTACTAACAAATTTAAAGTTTTCTGGTTTTTTACTCCAACTAAACCACATATTTTTATTTTTTTTACTCATAATCTACAAAATTAAATAAAAAAAATTTAATATCCAAATAAAAAAATTATAATTAATAATCAATCACTTAACAAAAAACCTTTAATTTTTTATCAAAAATAACGAAACCTTTTTAAATTTTTAATATATAACATATTATAAAATAAAATATGTATTTAAATGCAAAAAAGCAAGTTCTCCCCAATATACAAAGGTACTAAAATTTTATTAAATTCCAAAAAATAATCCAATAAAATGCCAAATTACTTAGAAGATAGAGAATTATATTATGAACTAATATTAAGTAAAGGAAAAGGTCAATTGACAAGAAAAGCACAAGATTTGTTAATATTAATAGCAAAAAATACAGTTAGAAAAAAAGAAAGAAATTATAACAGTGTAGATGATAAAAATGATTGTATTCAGCAAGGTTTATTACATATGTTTCAAAATTGGAAAAATTTTAATTATAGAAAATATGACAGTGCTTTACCATATTTTACAGAAATATTTAAACGTGGTATAGCAGATGGAATGAATCTATTGAATAATAAGAAAAGTTATAATGACGACGTTGTAAAAATGATAAGTATTGACAGATCAAATGACGGTAAAGGGTTACATACTTTTTAATTTTTATAAATTATTCATTTATAGTTTTTAATTTTTAATATATACTAAAAAAGTACAAATATTATGATATCATTTTTTAAAAAACTAAAAAAATCCGAAATTGTCATTGTAGATGATAATGAATATTATGCTCAACTTATTAAAGCTAATATTTATAAAAAGGGATTTACTAATATTAAAATATTTAATGAAGGAGAAACTGCAGTTGATTATATAAATAAAAATAAACCTATTTGCGTAATATTAGATCATATATTAACATCAAACGGATTAAATGGTGACGGAGTTCTTAAAAAAATTAAAAAATACAACAATAATATAAATGTTATTATAATTTCTGCTCAAGAAGATGTTAAAACAGCAGCTGAATTAATGAAGTTAGGTGCATTTGATTATATTATAAAAAATGAAGACATGACGTTTTTTAATCTAGAAAATTCTTTATCAAAATTAGAAAGAATATTAGTTATCGATAATAATAAGATATTAACAGTGTCTCTTATTTTAATGGGTATTATATTTATATTAATGTATATATTTTTATCAAATATATTATAAAATAATGAGTTCAAATAAATCAAAATTTAATAATAAATATAAACAAGGATTTTATCATTTACAAAATCCTAATAAATATATAGGAGATCCAACTAATATAAAATTTAGAAGTAGTTGGGAATATGCATTTTGTACATTTTTAGATATGAATGATAAAATAATAAGGTGGTCATGTGAACAGCCCGTTATAACTTATCAAGATTTAAGAGGCCGCACTCATAGATATTTCCCCGATTTTTACTATGAAATCTTAAAAAATGGAGATCCACATGACATCAAGAAGGTAATAGTTGAATTAAAACCTGAAAGTGAATTATATCCACCAAAAAAACCATTAAATGAAACAGCAAAATCATTAGAAAACTACGAATATGCTGTTCGTACACACATTAAGAATAAGTTGAAATGGAGTAAAGCAACTGAATATGCAGAAAAATATGGTGCTGAATTTATAATTATAACAGAAAAACATTTAAAACAAAGAGGGTTATTGAGATGAGAAAACCAAGAGGATATTGGACTTTTGAAAAGTGCAAAAAAGAAGCTTTAAAGTATAAAAGTAAAATGCAATTCAAAAATAATAATTCTAGTGCATATAACGAGTCAGTTAAAAATAAATGGTTAAATGAAATTTGTTTACATATGAAAAAAATCAGAAATCCAAAAGGATACTGGACTTTTGAAAAATGTAAAGAAGAAGCATTGAAATATAAAAATAAGAGTGATTTTTCTAAAAATAGTAAAAGTGCATATTTATCATCATATAAAAATGGATGGATAAATGATATATGTAATCATATGAAACCAAAAGGGAATTTATATAAAAGATGTATTTATTGTTATGAATTTTCTGATAATTCAGTTTATGTTGGGTTAACATATAATATAAATAAAAGAAAACATAATCGAATAATAGATAAAAATGATGCGGTAATGTTATATATGAATAAAACTAATTTAATACCCATATTTAAACAATTGACCAATTATATAGATGTAGAAGATGCTATAGAAAAAGAAAAATATTATTTAAATAAATATAAAATAGATAATTGGAATATTTTAAATAGAATTAAAACCGGTTCAATTGGTGGTAATACTATAAAATGGGATTATGAATCATGTAAAAACGAAGCATTAAAATATAAAAATAGAAAATCATTTAAAGAAAATTCAAGTAGTGCATATTATGTATGTATAAGAAATAAATGGTTAGATAATTTCTGTAAACATATGACAAATAAAAAACAAAAACCAAAAGGATTTTGGTCAAAGGAAAATTGCACTAAATATTTAAAAAAGTGTGAAAATTTAAAAGATTTTAAAAATAAATATGGAACAGCATATAATAAGATGGTTAAAAATAAATGGATAAATGATAGTCATAGAAAAATTAAAATATGGACTTTTGAAAAATGTAAAGAAGAATCATTAAAATATAAATATTTAAAAGATTTTAAAAAATATTCATCTGGTGCATATAGTTACTGTTTAAAAAACAAGATATTGAATATTGTTGGTTCACATTTAATTAGATTAAAATAAATATTTACAAATGATAATATTAAAAGAAAAAGATAAAAAATTTGAATATTATGTTAGAGCATTAAGAGGTAAATTTGGAAATGATCTACCTTCTTTAATACATGAATCAAACAAAGAAATATTCTTAATGAGAAAAAATCCTACTAGTTGGTTTACAGGTTGTCCATTAAATGATATAAAAGTTGGTAAATTTTATTTAATTAATTACAATTTTAACGGCAATAAGTTGTATTGTCCTATTTTTGCAATAGATTATAGGGTTACAGATAATAATAAGCATGTTATATATGCAGTCAATTTAGATTATTTACCTTTTGATTATAAAATGATATATTTTAATAAATTATCAATTGTTTATAGTCAAATTTTTGATAAAAATAATGACTCAAATGGAGTTATGGAAGAAACCCCACTACCTGTTAAATTTGAAACAGTTTATAAAACACTTGAAAAAAATGGAGGATATCATTATTCTATATCGGCATTTGATATTACTAAAATTAATGAATGTTTTGTTGTATCTACAAGTTTGATGTATTTATTAATACATGTTCATATGAGACCTGTTAATATTGCACTTATGAAACAATTGATGGAAGAATATCAAGAAGGTAGTGAAACAAAAGAAAAATTAAAAAATTTGCTAAATAATTTAGATGAATCTGTAAAAACATATGAAGAAGATGTACAATCTTATTATAAAAAATTAAGAAATATAGAAAATAATTATAAATTATTTGAATGATTTTATTGAATATCCTTCTTTTAATGGTATTTTTGGATCTACGTTAAACCTATCATTTATATAAATTTTTAATTCATTTTCAACAAAATAATCTGGTACTTCTTTATCCATTTCCATATTATAAATTTTATCAGCTAAATAAATTGAGAATTCTTGTAAAACTTCTGGTTTTATTGCTGATACTAAATCATCTGATACTACAAATGCTCTTATAAATCTATCTTTAATTGGTATTTCACCTTCTGCTACCTTCATTGATTTATCTATTATCTTTTTTAGAAAAGAATTATAATCATTACCAGGATTTGTTATTACAGGATTCAATATTTTATTAAATGCTCTTGATGTACCTAATATATAACCTAAAGTTGCGATGATTGGAAAGAATGGAGCTAATAAAATTGGTGCTATTCTATGTACCATTTTTACTGTTCCTATTTTTAAATCAGACTGTTTTTTAGCTTTTATTGCATCTTTAAAAATAGCATATAATATACCAAATGTAAACTTTTTACCATTTTTCTTTAACTCGTGTCCTAAATTTCCATTTTTGGCAGCATTTAAATAATATTGGATTTCATTTTTATCCTTTATTCCTAATCTACTTAATGTATATTTTAAATTATCTTCATATTTTTCTAAAATTAAATATTCATTATATTTTAACATTATTACTATTTATTTTTAAAATGACGAGTCATGTTGAATAGAATCTTCACGTATAATATCATTAATATGTTCTATTGCATCTTCTAGTGATATCACTTTAACTTTGTGATAATCATTATTTTTAAAGTAGTTATCAAATTCTTCATCTGACATATTTTTATTAATTTTGCGGTAGTAGTCATAATACAATTTATTTTGTATTTCTGCTAACTTTTCAGCATCTGATTTATTAATAAAAACTGTTCCTATATCTGTACTATAATTTGTTAATACTACCCATAAATTATTTGATTTTATACCTTTAGAAATAGCATCTTTTTCTTTACTAATAAGGTTATCGATATCATTAAATCTTTTAATTTTTGCCATTATGATAAATTATTTTTAAGTATATATAAAATTATTTTCTTTTAATTTTCTTCTGTAAATCTTTAATTTTTACGATTCTCATAATTCTTTTATTTTTTTTACCATAATTTTTAAAACAAATTGGTCCAATTCCTAATTCAATATTATCTTTAACTGTAAGTGTTCTAGCACAACAGCAACAAATTCCCATATGATAAAATTCCATATCGGTTGGAAATTCTTTATCGTTTTTAAATTGTTTTAATAACCATTTAATACCAGAAATACAATCATGAACAGCATCAACTTTAACTTTTTGAGTTCTAATATAATCTATATCATCAATTTTAATAATACCTAAATATTGATAATTACCATCTAGTAACACTGATATATAGTATATTTCATCATTATTTTTATCTTTTGGTTTTGTAATTTTATACATGAACCATTTACCAGTTTTATTTGATTTTAGTATAAATTTACCTTTACCACCAAAAAAATATAATTTAATATCTTCTTTATCTAATATTCTAATTCCTTTATTAATCATATCTAAATATTTTAAGTTTGATACAAAAATACTAATTATTTTAATAAAAACCAATTTTTTATAATTTGAATTATAATTATTTTATATATAATTCTAAAATTAATAATAATAAATGGCATCATATAGACAACAAAATAATCAAGGTATGTTAGGTGGAACTGGAATAAACCAAGGATTTTTTAATAAAATGCTTAGAAAAATAAGTAATTATGGATTATTATATGATATTGACACAGCAAGACAGTCATTTGCAATTGGAGCATCAGAAAATCCTGAATCATATTCAAATATGGGTAATATTACAGAAGGTCCTTATATGTATGATTTATTTACCAAAAAGATGATATCTAAGATATTAGATAAAAAATCAATTGCTCAACTAGATAGATCTTATTTTGATAAAAGAAAAATATTAAGACAATATTCAATAAAAGACGAAATAAGAGATTATATTAACCAGATCGCAGATGAAGTAATTATATTCAATGATAAAAATAAATTTTGTTGGGCTGCTGATTTACCAGATGAATTTGATGATATTATAAGAAAAAAAGTCCATGAAAATTTTCAAAAATTATATAATGTATTTGGTTTTAATGATGGTATAACAGCATGGAATCATTTAAAAGATTTATTAATTGATGGATTTATTGCATTTGAAATTGTATATGATAAAAAACAAAAAAATATAACAGATTTAGTAAAGTTAGATCCATTGACATTAGTACCTGCAGCTGATCCAGAAACTCAAACAATTGTATGGATACAGTATCCTGATAATCCAAGATTAAGAAGAGTACTATTAGATGCACAAGTTGTTTATATATCTTATGGTAATAATCAAGATTATGGGGAGACATCTTATGTTGAACCTTTAATAAGACCTTATAATCAATTAAAATTAATAGAACAAACAAAATTACTTTATAATATAAATCAAGCTGCAATTTATAAAAAATTCGTTATACCTGTTGGTGGTTTATCGAGACAACAAGCTGAACAACAAATATATCAATTAATGTCTGAATATCATGAAGATATACAATGGGATGATAATTTAGGTACAGTAAGTATAAATGGTAGTTCACATATTCCACATAGTAAAGATTTTTGGTTTCCGTCTTCTAATGAAGGAGGAACACCTGAAATTACAATAGAAACACCACAAGGTAATGATTTAAATGAAGATCAAATTTTAAATTGGTTTGATAAAAATTTAAAAAAGGCATCAAGAATACCATTTTCTAGATTTGAAAAGGAGTCAGGTGGTGGTAATTTATATCAAGATGCATCAGAAATGACAAGAGATGAAATAAAATTTCAAAATTTTATTAAAAGAATAAGAACAGTATTTAGAGAATTATTAATAAAACCTCTTAAAATTCAAATGATGAGAGATTTCCCAGAATTAATGCAAGATTATAATTTTATAAATAATTTAAATGTTATATTTAACTCTAATGAATTATTTGAAGAATGGAAATATTTAGCAAATTTAGAAAAAAGATCAAATATCGCAGCAACATTATCATCTAATTTACAAAATGCAGAAGGTGAAGGATATTTATCATTAGAATGGATTATTAGAAATATTATGAAATTTAATGATAAAGATATTGCAGAAAATAACAAATATAAATTAAAAGAAAAAGGATCACTTGCCGGAGGAGAAGGCGTTGAAGGAGAAGAAGGAATGGAAGAAGAATTTGGAGGAACTCCATCTGGACCAGGTGCACCATTTTTTGGTGGAGGTGAATCACCATCAGCTGGTGGAGAATTTGGAGGAGAATCACCAGCAGAAGAAGGGGGTGGATTTGAAGGAGAACCACCAGCACAAGGTGGGGAAGTTCAAACAGGAGGAGAAGAACCTGTACAATAATTTATAAAAAAAACGAGTTTTATATTTTAATATATAAATAAAAATTAAAAAATTAATATGACAGATATTACTAATATCCATTATAAACCCATCTAATACTAGTGTTATTCCACTGCTAGCATAATTTTCTAAATATCCTACACCTCTAATATCAATAGTTCCGCCACTACAAGATTCATCTAATATTATTTTACCTGCAATTAACTCTATATTAATAACATCATTATCATTTGTATTTATTACTTTAACTTCACCAGAATATGATCTTATTAAAGTTTTGGTATTTTTATTATTATTAGTATCTATTATTAATTCTTTATTACTATTACCTGTAAAACAATTACTTAATATTAAATTATTATCTATTTTTATTGTTGATGATAATTGAGTATTTTTAATATTTCCGTTTATATTATAAATATCATTTTCTATTATACTATCTATTATTGATGTTTTACTACCATTAAAATCACCTTGTATTGTAACATTATAAAAATATGTGTTATTTAATATAATAGATGATATATTAGATGTTACTATATATTCGTTTTTATCACCATATATGCTAAATTCTGATAAATTATAGTCATCTGTAATATTAAGATCTGATCTTATATATATCTTATTTAAGTTATATGTATTAGCAATAATTATAGCTTGTTGTATATTATTTACAGGTTGGGCTATTGTTCCAACGGGATGCTCTATTCCTACATATGGTGAATTAAAATCAAAATAAACTCTATCTCCATAAGCTAATCTTTTTTCAACATCAGATCTAACAATAGGTACATCTGATGTATTATTTGTAACAGAAGCATTATTTATAATAAATGGACTTAAACCATCATCTGAATATAAATTCATATCAACTGTTATAGACATATTTTCTACGTAAACTTTCCACCCGTTTGTTAAAAAATAATATGGTGGTGTTGATTGAAATTCCGATATTGGCTCACCTCCAAATGTAAAAAAAGCAGCATCATATTTAGCATTATCATCTATTAAAACCCATTCTTTCCAATTTGAGTATAAATCAATTCCAACATCAATATATGTTATACCAGTAAGAACTATTATTAATTTATTAATAGGGTCAAAAGTAACTACATCATTTCCCATTCATTCATATATAAATTTATCATATATATAAAATAAATTAAATCCAATTTAATTTTAACATAAATCTTTAAAAACACTGAAATATTCAGAAATTGTATTCTGGTATTTTTTATTTTTATTATATATATCAACTATATCATTATAATACATTTTAAAAATAGAATAACCATCTTTTATATCATCTATTAATAAATCCGGTGTTTCATCGGAAAAATAAATATGAATATCATCATCTATTACTATTCCATTACTTGCATTAACCAGTTCCATTAATCCGCCACTAGATACATGTAATATTGGTAATTGACATTGTAAAGCTTGACAAGTGACCTTAGATCCAGCATCTCTATAAAATAATGATAAAAAAGCATCAGATTCACCAATCAACTTAGACATTTGTTCATCATTATCAACATATCCTAATTTTATAATATTATCAGGTAAATCAACATCACAATACCCTATTAATTTTATAATATCATCCTTATTAATAAATTTTGATAATTCTATAATACTTTTTAATCTTTTAGGATGTCTATTCCAATTAGTTGCAGATGATATAAAAGTAAATTTTTCATTTTTTATTTTTCTTTTATAAAATACTTTATCATCTACATTATTTAATATTACTTTATAATTAAGTGGAGAATAACCATATAGTTTTTTCAATGAATCTTTAGAAAATTTACTTATAAAAATAACCATATCAGATTCTAATGCTGCCCTATTTAACATACAATTTTTATATTTTAATTCATTTTGCCAATATATACCATCCATTCTTTTCACTAGAGCAATATCTTTTTTATCTGCCCATTCTAATATATCTATTGGGTATGTAGTATTTGTTACAATAATATCAGATTCTTTATAATCATAAACTCTTTCAAAATTATATAAATGAGCATATTTTGTTAAATCCCTCATTATGTCATTCTCAATTGGTCCATAAGAATTATTATTATGTAATTTATTCGATAATGAATTTATCGAGCAATCATAATATTTTTTTATTTTTTTCATTTACCCACCAATTTGTTTTTAATTTTAAAAAAGTATCATCTTCAAAATGTACCACATATCCTTCTATATTATGTTCTGATTTACAATCTATTATTAATTGTTCTAATGTTTTATTATGGTATTCAACCATATTTATACCTTCTGATTTATAATTTTCAATATCTAAGTATTTACCAGTTTTATTACATCTTAATTTTAATAAAATTAAATCTTTTCTATCTCCATAATCCACATACATCTTTGTTCCTATATACTCAAAAATTGGCTGTATGTTTTTATTTAAACACCTATTAATGAAATCAAAATAATTTTTATCTGATAAAAAATCATTAACTTTTAAATTTATAGTTTCATCTATTCCATGTTTAGTAAATGATATAATTTTATTATTTGGTAATTTTAAAAAAGATACTAAATAACCATCTTCTTTTGTTGTTATATTTTTTATTTTTTTATCTTTAAATAATTCATATCTACAATGATTATATTGATCAATTTCCCAAAATTTATGTAACAATAAATGATGATTAAATACACTACCATCATCATCAAATACAAAACAAATACCCTTTAATTCTAATGCATTAATATTCGGATTATCTAATATAGGTAACATAAAATTATTATATTTAGCATACCTATATCCAAAAATTGATAAATTATAATTATCTATAACATATTTATTTTCATAGAAATACATATCAGGATTGTTATTAATAATATTTATACAATCTTCATATGTTGGAATATAAAATTTCATTTAATTTATATTCATTATTAATATATAAGTTTATCTCCAATATCTATCTCTTTCATCTTCTTCTATGTCATAATCACTATAATGTATATTAGTTCCCATTATTGAAGCAGTATCAAAAATTTCATTTAATGTTATATCATGTTCTTTTAATATTTTATTTATTTGATCATCTGATATGTAATTATCGTTTTTAATGTGTCCGGTATAATAACTACCATTACTATATATTGTTACTCCTATTTTTCTATATATGGAATTTGATTTTTGTTTTAAATCTATAATTACTAATTGAATATTACTAGTTCCAACATAGTCTTGCCAATATGATAATGAATCTTTTATACACCAACTAGTATCATTTGCGATTTGTTGTAGAGCATCATGTGATAATACTCTAATAACCATTAATTCACCATCATTAAATACCATTTTTAATTCACTGTTATTTCTTACTTTTTTTTCTATTTCTTCATCATCATTACTAGACATTACAAATTTCATAAGAGCTTCAATAAGTTCTTCTTGTGTTTTATATCTAGAAACTTTTTTCAAAAAGAAAGTTCTATACATTTCTAATTTTTTCTTTGACTCTTCATTATCTGAACTTAATTCTCTAATCAATTCAATAAAATAATCATTTGTATGTAAGTTCTTTCTTAAATAAGATGGATATTCACTTGCAAATATTTTAGCTTTATTAATATCGATTATTCTAACTAGATCATCTTCTAATCTTTCAAAATTTGTATTATATGTTCTACCATTTATAGTATATGGTAATTTTTGAAACATATATTCATGAACTCTTTGAGGTAAATTCCTTAAAATATTTTTATTATCATTTAATGTTCTTAATAATATTCTTAACCGTGTCAATGATATTTTTTCTTGAAAATGAAAATATGTAAATAAACCTAATAGACCATTTTTATTATTCAACATTTTAATAATTCTAATATAATTAGTATTAGTTTCGTCTTTTTGATGTCTTTTTAATACTTTTATTGCTAAATCTCTATTTTCTTTTATATACGTTTTATAACCAAATACTCTAAAATTATCCTTAATGAATGTTCTTACTTTAAATAATAATGCATAATCTTCTTTTAATAATAAATCATCACAAATATTATCTAATTGATTTCTTGACATTCTATAATATTCTTTTGGTAATTCGTATTTTTCTACCAATTTACATTGTATATCATTCAATAAGTGTTGATATGTTCTTTTTTTATCGGGGTGATTATTAACAACATTTCTTATAAAATTAGCAAATCTATTATCATTTAATTCTAAAAATGATTGATACATTAAATCTTTAAAATTACTAAATTGATATATTTCTTTTCCACTTAATAGAAAATCATCAATTTCTTTTTTAATTTCTTCTTCAACATTACTCCCTAATTTTTGAACTAATTTATTTACAATTGGATTAGTTTTTAATGCATCCTTTATTTTATCCTTTATTAAATTATCATACATAATAAAATTTTTATTTTATTTTATTTATATATAAATAAAATTTTACTTAATTCATGAAGTATTTAAAATCATATAACGAATCCATTAAACATCTTTTAAAACCCAAAGATAGTGAAGAAGTATCAAAAACTGTTGAAATAAGAGATCAGATTTATATACAACAACATAAATGTCAATATGAAATTTTAAAATTTTTAAAATCTATAAAATTTAAATTTGATTATCCAATTGAATTAATAAAAGAACCAACTATGTTTGATATGATTGGTAGTATAATTATTACTGATTTTATAAAAGAACATAAAAGAATAATACCAAACTTTAATAAATTATCATATGATGAACAAAATATAGCATGGGATAAAAGTATTAATAATATAATTAAACCTAAAATTAAAGAAATATTAAATCAATATGATTTTAAATTAAATGATGACGGTATTAAATATGGTCAAGGTGATTTATTAATAGAATTTTCTACACCATATGACGAATTATTAAAATTTAGTAAATCAAATTTTAAAATAGTATCTGATAAATTTATAAAAAAATAAAATTTCATGAAAAAATTTACTACTATATTAAACGAGAAAATGGAAATAGAAAAAGGAACAATTAAATTATCTGTTCTTTTTACTGATATTGTTGATAGTGCTGAAAAATGGAGAGATAGTAAAGAAGATATGATGAAATCATTAGAACAACAATCTATTTTGTTCGATAATTTATCAAAGAAACATAAAGGTATAATTGTAAAATCTATTGGAGATGCATATATGGTATCATTTAAAAAAATTGAAGATTCGATAAAATTTGCAATAGAATTACAAAATGAATTAAAAGAAAATCCAATTAAAGTAAATAATAAAAATATAAATATTAGAATTGGAATTTGTTATGGAGAAGTACATGAAACTACAATTGAATTACAAGGACATAAAATGATTGATTATATGGGAAATGTAGTAAATAGTGCTGCAAGAATAGAAGGAAAGGTATGTAAACCAGGTAATGTGGTTTTTTCTTCTTTTGATGAAAATATTGATATTAAAGATTTATTAAAAGATTATAAAGTAGATTTTATAAAATTTAAAAATGAAGGAGATGAAGCTAAAAGATCATCAAGGCTACTAACAGATGTACAAAGATATTATTATAAAGATATTAAGGAACTAAAAGGAATTAAAGAAATAGAAGTTTATCATATAAATTTATAACTTTTTTTATTTTCATTACTATATAAATAAAAATTTTAGTAGTGAAAGATTTAATCAATAAATTAATAATTGATCAACCTTTTGGTATTTATACAAGAAATGGTTTAGAATATACATTAAAGGATATTAAAAATAAACTTCATATTTATTTATTAGATTTTAATGATGTTAAATCATTAAATGAAAAACATGGTTATAAATCAGTTAATGAAATTTTTAAAAAAACCTTTTCAGAATTAAATGACAAATTTATCATCGGTAGAGCTTTCTCGGGTGATGAAATATTTATATGTACTACTAATGAAGATGCTGAAATATGGGCAATTAATTATATAGAAAAAATTTGTTCAAAAAACAATTTATATTTTGAACATATATATTCTATTTTTGATCCATTTGAAGAAGATATAAAAGATAAATTTGATAAAATGATAGAACAATTACATGGATAGATATTATACAAAATTAATATCAACTGATTTAATTGAAGTTAAACCATTAGATAAACCAAATGGTACTTTATACTATATCTATATGGATTATACATATAAAGATTTGTTAAAAGAAAGAAAAGAAAAAATTGATAAAATCATAGGAAAATGGAAGAAAAAATAACCGAAAATCAAGTAATGGATTATTGTCTTCATTTATTAGATGGTTGTAAAAGATTAAATTTAAATTATTATAAATTTGATTTCTATAAGAGATTAAATGATTTTTATAATAAAAGATTAGTTAATGGGAATTATATGGTTAATGTATCAAATAAAGAATGTGTTAATTTTCTTGAAGATATATCAAAAGAAATTAATTGTTATTATGAAAGCAGAAGTCCAAAATATAGAAAGTATAAATTACAAAATATAATAAAAAGAAATGAAGTCAGAAAAAATTAAAAGTGATATTAATAATATACTAGAAAAATATTTTTTTGAATTTAATACAGATAAAACTAGAAATCAAATATGTAATGAATTATCTAATTATTTAAATATGGATGTTATCGATAAGACAACCAATGATATGATAAGGTATGATCAATTTGATTTTAGAGTAAAAATAGGTAATAATTATTATCCGTTAAATGATACATTAATTCATATAGAAAGAATTGAAAAATTAAAAAGAATAATGAAATAACTTATGAATAAACACGAACAATTAGAAAAATTAGAAAAAGAATTAAAAAAATTAAAAGATTTACATAAATCAATGTGGGAATCATATGGTAGTGAATTATCATCTGGTGATATGGAAAATAAAGAAAAAGAATTAGAATATAAAATTAGAGAAATTAAAAATGAAATAGTTAAAGATTTCTTTATTGAAAGAGGAGCATATCCAGATTTTGAAATTACTAATTCACCAATGTTTGAAATCAAATATAAACAAAAAAGTAAATTATTACAAGTTGGTACATTGAACATACCAGATGTTAATTATTTTATTTTTAATATTTTAAATGATTTAAATAAGAAAATTTATATTTATAACAATGGTGATATATGGTTATTTGAAGATAATATGAAATCTATAAGATTTGCAACATTAGAATGTGATGATAGACTTATGAAATATAGAAAGAATAAAATTAATAAAATATATGGTAAATAAATTAGAAGAAATAGGATTTTATTCTCTTAGTGATGAAAGAGCTAAGAATGCATCATTAACATCACAAATGAAGAGATGCGAGATGATTATCACTGAATACTGCAATTTCAATTGCCCATATTGTAGAGGATTAAAATCAGAAATATATGGTAATCGGAAACATAAAATGTTATCATTAGATGAAGTAAAGCAAAATATAGATTATTGGTGTGAAAATGAACCATTAGAAAATATAAGATTTTCTGGAGGAGAACCAACATTACACCCAAATATTAAAGAAATAGTTAAATATTCAAAAGAAAAAGGAATAAATAGAATTGCTATATCAACTAATGGTTCTAATAACTTAGAATTATATAAACAACTTATAAATTTAGGTGTTAATGATTATTCAATATCATTAGATGCTTGCTGCAGTGAAGACGGCGATAAAATGGCAGGTGATATTAAAGGATCTTGGGATATAGTAATAAACAATATAAAAGAAATATCTAAATTGACATATGTATCTGTGGGTATCGTATTAAATGAAATGAATATTGATAAAACAATAGATACTATTAAATTTGCTGATTCATTAGGAGTTTCAGATATCCGTATAATAAGTTCTGCTCAATTTAATCAACCTATACCAAGATTAAATGAAGTACCAGAAACAATTAAGGAAAAATATCCTATATTAAGATATAGAATTGATAATTTTGCAAATGGTATAAATGTTAGAGGATTAACTGAAAACGATAGTCATAAATGTCATTTAATGTTAGATGATAGTGTTATAGCGGCTGATTTTCATTTTCAATGTGTTATTCACATGAGAGAAGGAGGTAAACCAATTGGTAAAGTTGGACCAAATATGAGACAGGAAAGATATGATTTTATACAATCATTTGATACTCATAAAGATCCAATATGTAAAAAGAATTGTTTAGATGTTTGTCGTTTTTTCAATTCTAGATATGATTATTATAATAGATGTTTGTAATTAATATATAGAATAAAATAAAATAAACATAATAAAATGAATAAAAAATTAAAAGTTGGATTAGATTTAACAAAACCAAAAATTAAAAAATTTAATGAATTTAATGAATTGATCATACAAGAATCAATTAATAATACTGATGTAAATTTAATTAAAAAATCATTCCAAAATATTGGTATTGATATAGTTAATGATAAATCAGGTTATAAAATAGATATTACAAAATATGGGGAAGATATTGAATAAAAACTGGTTATCTAATGGTGAAATAATTAAACAATATAATTGTATATGGGATACTGGTTCAATGGAAACATTAATATCTGAAAAAGTTATAAATGATTTAAATCCAATAAAAAATGGATATGTATTTATAAATACTATTCATGGAGAAAAGAAATCAGATAAATATATTTTACAATTGTTATTAGAAGATCATTCAAAATCTATAAAAATAAATTCTGCTTGTTTTGGAAAAAGTAGAGAATTTGACATTATTATTGGAATGGATATAATTGAATATGGTTTATTTGTTTTAGATAAAGGTAAATTTTCATTTACAATTGAACAACTTAAATAAATATGGCAATACATAACAAATGGTTAAACGATTATGCTAAAGAACACACATTTAAAATTTTTAAAACAAATGAACCTTGTCCACATAAAGGATGTTATAATCATGTTATAACCCCATGTGAATTATGTGGTAGAATAGGAATGCAAGGTGACTTTAAAATAAGTATAAATGATCTAGAAAAAATTAAAAATAGACATAGAAAAATAAATAAATTATATGAGAAAAACAATTGGGTTAGTAGCACACGATAATAGAAAAGAAGATTTAATAGAATGGGTACAGTATAATGCTAAAAGAATAAGTAAACATAAATTAGTATGTACCGGCACTACTGGTAAATTAATAATGGTGGCATTAGATGAAAAAGGATATTCAACAGAAATGGAAATACTTAAAAGTGGTCCATTGGGAGGAGATTAAGAATTAGGAGCAAGAATAACAAATGAAGAAATTGATGTTTTGATATTTTTATGGGATCCTATGTCAGTTCAACCACATGATGTTGATGTTAAAGCTTTATTAAGATTATCTGTATTATATAATATACCAACAGCATCTAATAGGTCGACAGCAGATTATATTATATCATCAGAATTGTTTAAAGACAAAGATTATAAACCAACTAAAAAAGATTATTCTAAATACATTAATAGAGAAATATAATATGAAAACAAATAAAGTGTATAATGGTGATTGTTTAGAAATAATGAAAAATATACCAGATAAATCTATTGATTTAATTGTTTGTGATTTACCATTTGGTTCAACCGCAAATAATTGGGATATTATAATACCATTTGAACCTTTATGGGAACAATATAAAAGAATAATGAAAAAAGAAACACCTATAATTCTATTCGGTACAGGTTTATTTGCATATAAATTAGCATTATCTAACGAAAAAATGTTTAAATATGAAATAATATGGCATAAATCAAAATCTGGTTCTGCCTTTACTGCTAAATATAGACCAGTTGCTAAGCATGAAAATATATTGGTTTTTGGTAAAGGAAAAATAAAATATAATCCACAATTAATTGAAGGCGAACCTTATAAAAGAAAATGGACAGAGCATAAATTAAACAACATGAAATATGGTTTTAAAGGAGTAGAACATGATAATAAAGGAACTAGACATCCAGGTAGTGTTCAATTTTTCCAACAAAAATGGAGAAGACAAGATCAAGTCCATCCAACTCAAAAACCAGTAGAATTGTTAGAATGGATTATAAAATCGTATTCAAATGAAGATGATATTGTATTGGATAATACCGCAGGTAGTGGAACAACTGGTGTCGCATGTATAAATACAAATAGAAATTATATTTTAATTGAAAAAGAACAAAAATATATTGACATAATAAATAAAAGATTAAATAATGGATAAAGAAATAATTAGAAAAAAATGGGAGCCTATTATAGAAATGCAAATAGAACCTATTAAATTAGATTATCAAACAGAAGTGGAAATATCAGTATGGGTAGAGAGGTATATGGCTTCAAATATAGAACACGAAAGAAGGATATCATTTTTAACAACATCATTTAAAAAATATAGAAACTTATTATTAACCGATAAAGGATATTCAATTAATGTAATAAAAACTTTTTATAATCCATTAATAAATGAAATATGTTATGAATTAGAAAACGGCGAAGTTATAATTAATAATAAAAAATATGAAACTCAAATTAGTAGTGACTATAGAATAAATTTATTTTATTCAATTGTTGATCCTGGTAATCCTAAATTAAGAAATTTAAAAATTAATAAATTAATAAATGGTAGATAAATATTTAATAAAAGTAATAAGACATTTTAATTCTTTAGAAAAAGAATTAGATAATATCATTCAATCCATAAAAAGTAAAAAATTAAATGATTATGAATTATTAAAACTACGAAGTCCCAACGAAATATTAACAGATGTGGAAGAAACATCATATGAACTAAGAAGAATAGAACCTAATAAGAAAATAAGAAAATTAACTGAATTATTTATATATTTTTTAGATAAAGAAGATTATAATAATTGTCAAAAAATAATAAATATTATAAAATGCAAGAAATCACAATAGAATATGAAAGAAGATTTATTTTAAAAGATTTTCCAAATGATTTTGATACATACAAAAAATCAAGAATAGAACAATGGTATTTAACTAAACCGGATAATCCAGTTTCTATAAGAATAAGAAGATATGATGATGGTAGATGTTATTTTGATGTTAAGAAAGGGTTTGGTATGGAAAGAGAAAAGATAGGAAATAAACATGAATTTAAAGATATTGAAATATATACTAAAAATGCATACCCTATGCAAAAAGATAGATATAAAAAACACCATGATGATTATCTTATGATAATTGATATATTTGATGATGGATTAAAACTAATAGAAATAGAATCTAAAAATAAAGACGTAATTCAAAATTTTCAACCTTTAGATTGGTTTGGTGAAGAAGTTACTAATAATATTGAATATACTAATAATTATATTGCTTATGATAATTATTTAAAACATTAATCATAGTATAAATTCATACAAATAACTCTAAATAGTTCGTGATCACTATCACCCTTTGATGTCACCTTAAAACCAAAACCATAATCATCTTCAGTTGAATCATCTACTATTCTATCTTTTTGCCTATCAATGGGATTTATATTATGTAACCAATCTTTAACAAATTCAAAACATTTATCTTCATTAAATGGTTTCTTGAATTTAATTACACCTTCGCTATCTCTCCAATATAATATTAACGTATCAACTGTACTAGTAAAACCGATAACTTCATGGTGTGTTGAAAATGCAATTTTAATTGCACTCCTTAAAACATCAATGGAATCAGATTTAATTTTGAATACATTAATTATCGCGTTACTATATAATTTGTCTTTAGTTGTCATGACATTATATTTTAGTATCAACAAATTATAAAAGTTTAAAAAATTTTTAAAATAATTAAAAAATAAAAAAGGGAGTTAAAAACTCCCTCTTTTATTTCACTTCTTCAAAATCGGCATCTGTAACATTTTGATCACCATTGTCTTGTGGTGGATTATCCTGTGGTGCATCCTGTGGTTGTGATTGATAAATTCTAGTTGAAATTTCATTCCATTTTTTGATAATATTTTCAGTATCAATCTTAATTTTATCAAAATCTTTTTCAGAATGAGATTTTTTCAATTCTTCTACCAATTTTGTCAAATCTTCCTTTTCATTATCAATGAATTTATCAGTGAATTCTTCGATTTGTTTTTCTGTTTGAAATACCATTGAATCAGCATTATTCAAAATATCTATTTCTTCTTTTGCCTTTTTATCAGATTCTTCATTTTCTTTAGCTTCTCTTTTCATTCTTTCAATTTCATCATCTGATAAATTAGATGAACCTTCTATTCTAATAGATTGTTTTTTACCTGTTCCTTTATCTTCTGCTGATACATGTAATATTCCATTTGCATCCACATCTAGCATCACTTCTATTTGTGGTACTCCTCTTCTAGCAGGTGGTATACCATCTAGGTGAAATCTACCTAATGTTTTATTATCTTTTGCTAAAGGTCTTTCACCTTGAAGAACATGTATCTCTACACTTGGTTGATTGTCAGATGCAGTTGAGAAAACCTGTGATTTTCTTGTTGGTATTGTAGTACCAGCTTCCACTAATTTTGTCATTACATTACCCATCGTTTCAATTCCTAATGAAATTGGAATAATATCAAGAAGTAATACATCATCAACTGTACCAGTTAATACACCACCTTGAATTGCTGCTCCCATAGCTACTGATTCATCAGGGTTTAATATTTTTGATGGTTCTTTTCCAAATACTTCTTTAGCAACTTTTTGTACAATTGGTATTCTTGTTGATCCACCAACTAGTAAAATTTCATCAATATCAGATGCATTATAACCAGAATCCTTTAATGATTTAATACATGGTTCTTTTAATTTTTTTAATAAGTCATCACTAAGTTGTTCAAATTTTGATCTTGATAATGTTGTAACAAGGTGTTTTGGTATACCGTCTACTGGCATAATATATGGTAGATTAATTTCAGTTGATGTAGCAGACGATAATTCTATTTTAGCTTTTTCAGCTGCTTCTCTTAATCTCTGATATGCCATTTTATCTTTTTTAAGATCAATGTTATTTTCAGATTTAAATTGATCAACTAACCAGTCAACTATCAACTCATCGAAATTGTCTCCTCCTAAAGATACATCACCATTGGTTGATTTTACTTCAAATACACCATCACCTAACTCTAAAATAGAAATATCAAAAGTACCCATTTTGTTATCGTTAAGCTCTTTATCTTAACTTCTACATATTTCTATGTAGTTCAGACTATATCTTTAAGATGTTATCTTTCTTATCTAATTTTGATAATAGACAAATTTTAATTTACCGGAATTATATATTTTTTTAAACTCTTTTTCATTTTTGATTTTTTCATCTGTTCTGGTATTATTAATTATATAATGAAAATTAGGTTCTAATGTTTTATCAAGTTTAAAATTTAAAATTTTAAATGTTTCACCATTTGAATATGATTTATCAACATACCCTATAACCATATTAGGTTTATATTTATCAATGAAATATTTAAATATTTTACTAATTCCCCCGACTATAACATAATTTAATAAGCCACAAAATCTCAATATTTCATAATTATCATTATTTTTTGATAAACACATGATACTAACTAAATTATTATTAAAATATAAACCGATATTAATATCTAATTTGGTTTTCCCTAACAAATGGTTTATGTTTAAAAAATCCATAACCAATTTATTATCAGTTATTTCTCTTATTTCACAATTTTTAGCGTATATTTTAATAGGGGTTTTATTTAATTTGTTTAAAATAATTGATTTAATTATATCTTGTTTATATAACCAGTCATCTTCATAAATATGTATTAATTTAATATCTTTTTTTATACACATATCTGTTTTAATTTTATGATAATTGTTCGGTTTATTTTCTTCGTTGTGCCAATATAATCCATTAAATTCAAACGCTAAATTTAATTTAGGTAAATAGATATCTAACTCATATGGTGATATTATATCCCTTTTACCTACTAAAATTACATCACTATAATTATCTCTAATAAAATCACAAAGGTTTGTTTGTAATTGTGATATATTTGATTTATATGGAAAGCATATTGTACAAAATTTTCTTTTGTATTGTTTTCTACTAGTATAGAGTAGAAAATCAATTTCAAAATTATGATCTTTATTATAATCACATTTCATATGTATTTTTCTATTACCATAATCTATATTTAAAAAATACTTATTCTTTTTTAGTTTTTCAATTTGAATTACTTTAGAATAATTATCAACACCATATTTATTTAAACAACTTGATTTTATTTTAAATTGAGTCTCTTTTAATTTGGATATATTATCAACTTTATATTTTTCTTTTATTGATGATAATGATTTTTTTCTAATTAATTCAGATTGTAATGGGTATTCAACTCCATATTTTTTTAAATTTGTTTCTTTTGATTTTTTTATTGATTTTTCACTTAACAAACATGTTATTAATCCATACCTTTCTAAATTAGTGTTTTTTATCTTTTCTTTGATTTGTTCGTTTTTGTTCGGATTTGTTGTACCATATCTTTTTAAAAATGTTTGTTCTTTTTTCTTTTTAATGTTTTCGTTTTGTGAAGAATTTTCAACTCCATATTTTTTCAAATTTGTTTCTTTTGATTTCTTTTTAGTTTCTTCTAATTGAAAAACATTATCAACGCCATATTTAATTTTTACGGTACTTTTAATTTTATCCGTAATATCTTTAAAATCGTTATATTTTTCACGCTTAGTGGATATCATTTTCTCTGAATTTACATAATTTTCATCACCATATTTTTCCATTTTTGTTTTTTTCGCTTTAATTGAGCTACATTTATTACACAAATATGGATCATTATATGTTGAATATTGTATTTCTTTAATAATTTCACAATTATTACATTTAACCGATATCATAGCGTGACTATTTTTCATTAAATCATTAACATTTACCCATATACTTTCATTTCTCTTAGTTGTAATATAACCTAAAGATTGATAATATGCTTTTTGTCGGTTATTTATTCTCATTAATACTTTTTCTGTTAATATCATAAAATTGTTTTTTATTATTATATATAAATTTTATGATGTAAAAAATACTAATGGACAAACTTTATTTATCTATTATCAAAATTTCAAAGAACGATTTCGTTCATATGTCTTTGTGACATACACATCTTATCCATTTTTCGTGGGAATTTTATCATATGAATAATTCACTTAGATTACTTTTCCTAGTCGTTGAACCTTTTTCCTCTTTCAAGGAAACTTGGCTGCTGATTGTCCAATTCTTTAATTTTTTAAACCATCACACTTATAATTACTTATTATGTTGTGGTATTAAAGACTCTAAGGAGTTTCCAGCAATTTAATGGATTTTAAATATTTAAAAGAACGATATTCTAAATACTAACGGGAGGCAGTCATTTTAATTTTTACCACCCAAATCAAACACAGCAATCTTTTTATCACCTTTAACTTTATCCATTCCATATGAAAGTGATGCGGCAGTTGGTTCGTTAATAATTCTAAGAACGTTAAGACCAGCGATTTCACCAGCTTCTTTTGTAGCAGTTCTTTCTTGGTCGTTAAAATAAGCAGGAACAGTAATAACTACATCTTTAACTTCTGTGCCTAAGTATTCTTCTGCTGTTTTTTTCATTTTTTGTAATGTCATAGCAGAAATTTCCTGTGGAGTATAATCCCTACCATTTACTTCAACTACAGCCATTTTATTTTTACCTTCTTTTACCTTAAATGGGAAATATAAATCTTTAACATCTTTATATTTTTTACCAATTAATCGTTTAACACTAAATATAGTGTTTTCGTTAGTAATCATTTGTCTTTTTGCTGGATCACCAACTTTAATTTCACCGTTAGGTAAAAATCCAATAATAGAAGGTGTTGTTCTTTTACCCTCACTGTT